ATGTGAAGCAACGACCTGAACTTCCGCAATAACAGAACGCCCGCCCAAATAGTCGGTGCCCGCAAACATTCCGTTTGAACGTGCCCGGATCTGATCAGACGTTCTGACTTCCGGTGCGTCGTGCAGCCCATTGATTTGCACAAGTTGATACGGGCTATTTGGACCGCCGATTGTGAGATTGCCGAATGTGATAGTCCAATCGGTTGGCATTAGCCCGCAACCTTTCTAGACCAAAGAACTTCTCTGCCTATGTCATATGCAGATGCATTGGAGTTGTTGACGTACACGTTAATTGTGTCGCCCTTACCGTTTCCAGCATTCATCGGTTCAACCATTCGAGAACTGTCTTTGTTTGAAAAGATCCGAACAGTCGACCCAGATTTGTAACCCAACTCAGGGCCCTGTTCGCCAACCAAGAAAGGCCCGTTTTGAACCATGCCACCCTTAGCGAATGTCGATAGTGCCTCAATCGCACCTAACGGAACAAAACCGGTCGCAGGATCGGTCTGAGATCTCAAGTAATCAATCTTTGCTTTGACCTTGCGTGCATCAAGATCCATACCAATGTTGACTTCCGTACCGTCTACAGAACCAGCAGTATTAGCAACACCAAGAATGTCGTAACTCAGATTCTTTGCAGCCTGAGAACTCGGGTCAAAGCCGTATTGCTTCAAACCATCCAACTGCCCTTGGAACTCCGCAAACCCATTGCCTTGAACCATCGTTGACTTCAGATCAATGAGATCGCCACGGTAACCAATCGCAGCCTCTGCAGTCTTCAAAGTTGCAGCCTGCGCCTCTTTCGAATTCGCACCGTACCTTTTGGTTGCCTCATTCAACTCATCTTGCGCAGTCTTCAAATCCTTCTGCCCCTTATAAGCAGCAAAATAAGGATCAGTTTGCGCGCGCAGTTCGTCTGAGAGTTCCTTGAGATCTGCTACTGCGTTCTTGGTTGCTACTGATAGTCCGCCTGTTGATACGGCGAGTGCGTCTTGAACTGCAGCGTTTGTTCTGACTTCGGTTTGTGCGGTGCCGTAGGCGATGTTGAGTTCTGCGGTTGTCTTTGCGAGTTCGTATGTTTGTTTGTCTGTGAGTCCTTGGGCAGCCTGAAGTGCCAAAAGTTCTTGGGCAAATTCGTCGCCAAATGCAGCAGCAGTTTGAGTTCCTGCGGTGAAACTAGTGAGACTTGTTTTTGAGTCAAGAATGTTCGCAGACCATGACTTCATTTTGTCACTCTGATCTGTGATCTTCTTGGTCAACAACTCTGCGGAATTGCCACCCTTCTCAAGAACTTTCGCCCAAGTTGTGCCTTCAAGTTCGTCTTGAATAAACGCAGCAGTCTTCTCACGGACCTTGCCGGTTGTGTCACCCAGTGCCTCTGAGAATCCCTTCACACGTTCTTCGTTCTCTTTTGAAGAGTTCGCAGCCATCGTCTGAAAGATCGAGAACGCAGCCAACGCCAGACCCGCAACACCAAGTGCACCGGCGAGGCCAGTCGTCAAACCGGTAGAAGCAATCGCAGCAACCTTTGAAGAATGCGTGAGAGTCGCCGTAAAGCCGTAAATGGATTCCTGAACCTGCGCGAACCCTCTCGCAACGATGGAGAATACCGGAGCAAATACTTCAGAGATCTTTGATACTGCTACGGTCACACCGCCGATAACACCCAGAACCCCTGCTCCGGCTACAACGACCGTTTGAACACCGTCAGGAAGATTGTTAAACGCATCGACAAGGAACCCAACCGCATCTGCGCCCTTAGACACAATCGGTATCAGTCCGGCACCGATATCTTCCTGCAAGTTACCTAGTTTGACCTTCAACTGATCCAAAGGCGTCTGTGCAGCAGCAGCAGCACCACCAAACTCCTTACCAAGTTCAGCAAGAATGATCTTCTGCGCACCAAGAATGTCCCCAGACTCCGTGAGAGTTTTGATCTGCGCGCGCTGCTGCTCATCAAATGTAACGCCGGCTTTGGTGAGTTTCGTCATGCCTTTCAGGGGGTCGTTAAGGGCTTTGCCCAACATGACTGCAGCGGAACTGGCGTCGGTTCCCATTACTGCTGCGAGATCTAATGCATAACCGGTTGCTTGATTGAATACGTCGTTGCCCTCTCCGACCTGATTCTTGACGTTCGTGAACGTGAGGAGCAGGTTTGATACGGACTGCACCAGTTCGTCGTCTGCGCCCGTCAGTCCCGAGATCTCCTCTGCTAGATCACCGATTTGACCTGCGGTAGTCCACGCAGATGCACCCGTCGTGCTGATGACACGCTCGGTCTCGCGCGAGATCTTCTGCGACTCAACTGCAGCGTCAAACGCACCTTTGAGCGCAAACCCCACACCAACCGCTACGGCACTGGCAGCAAATGCCATTTCGTTTGAGATCGAACTTGAGAGTTGCTTGATCTTGGACTGGGTTGCGCCCGCAGCCTTATCAACCTCTCCGAAGACCTTCTTGCCGCCTTTGTCAACGCCAGTGATCGTGATCTGAAGATTTCTATCTGCCACTTTTCACCTCATCGTTGCTTATGTGACGCGCGCCCCATTGAGTCAAGATGCTCTAAATAGGCATTCACTTCCGGAAGCGTCAGTCTCCCAAGATCCCACGGGTGCAGTCCATAGTGACGGGATAATTCGGGCCAGTGCGTTAACAGTCTGGCCCTGATTATTCCGGGTGGTCTGAGTCCTCTTCTGCGTCTTCGACGGAGATATCAAAATCTTCAGGTAGTAACGGCGAAGGCCATTCGTCAAGAACTTTGTTGAACTGCAGGTTGGGTTCGCCGGTCGCACGACGTGCAAGCCAGAACATGATCTGCAGTGAGTCTTCACCGATTACTTGTTCGCCCGCCCAAAACGCCGAGAACGGAAGACCGCCACAGGCTTTGCGCACGGCAACCTGCTCAGAGAACGGCAGATTGTCTGGACACAATTTGCCTTCGATATCGCCAATACGAATCTTCAAAACACGCTGTGCTGCTTTGGTCTGCGCAACACGTTTACCTGCACCCGGTCGTGGGGCATTTGCCATTGTCGGCTCCTAGATCATTTCCCTGTCGGGAATGCTTCTCTGGCGAGCCTCCGGATGGCTCCAACAAACTCAGCGTAGAGTTCAGCCTCGCTGTTGGCAAGAGCATCATTAACTGCGTACGGTCCCTGCCCGTGCACAGCAACCTTCCATGCATTACCGATCCATGGTTCATGCTGCCGTTTCGTGCTCTTCGAATACCTCTCCCACGCATACCAACCAGACCGTTGGCGCGCGCCGAAGAACGCAACATTTGTGAAGGCGAGATTCCCTGTTTGACGACGCCTGAACTCCAGCCGTGCTTCTGTGCCTGTGGCACGACCGGAGATTGCAGGAGCAGCCTTAGCGGTGAGTCCGCCACGATTGACAGCAACGCGTCGCGATTCTCTTTCAGCAATCTTTGCTACGGCGAGATGCGCTTTGCGTAGTTCTTTGGGCCATTCTGCGCCGGCTTGTTTGAGCCCTTTACGGAACTCTTTGATGCCACCGACTTCAATCAGATCAGCCATCAGATCAAGGCGTTGCGTCCGAGTTAGTGAGAGCAACCGAGATAGCGGTTGAATCAGCAGCCGTTGCGACACACTTGAAGTCAATTGACTGAGTCAAAAGTTCCCGACCCCCAACTTGCGGTGTTGAACCATCAAAGCGCACGTTGGTGGTAATCACTACCGAATCTGCCCCGGAAGTGAAGTTAGCGACAAGTGCAAACTCGTCGCCCCGTGCGTAACGGCGGTAAAGAGCCATGTCGGTGAATTCAACCTCGAGATTGCCTGTGTATTCACGCAGGCCAATTTCTCGTGGTTCTGAGATGTTCTGGGAACCGAGGAAGCGGCGAGCATCATCAATGGTGTTGTTGCCGGAAATTGTGAGGGCCTTCACGGGGGCTGACGAACCGCCAATGGAAATGGCAGCGTGGTTGAACTTCAGTGGTTTGATCGAAGCGGGATACGATGCAGTCGCCAACGCAAGACCGATGGTAAACGCAATGCTTGTACCCGAAGCACTTGCGTTAGCCGACAGAGTCGCAGCAGTTGCGGAAGACACAGCAGCAATGGTTGCTCCTGCAGGGATGCCCGTTCCAGAGATGGGCTTGCCAACGTCCTCTTGCGAGAACACAGCAGAAGCCGAAGAGATCGCTGCGGACCCAGAAGTTGTAACGCCATCTGAAACCGTGCGGACATCAATCTCTCGGATGCCGACCAGATCCATACCAAGCGTTGCAATCTCCCCTGCTGAACAGGCGATCTCCCAAGAAGAGACCTTCATGCCGGCGTAAGTGAACGGGTACACCGTTCCATCGATACCCGGACGACCAACCTGCACCGTGAGAGCATCGCCAGTGAGATCACCGGGAGTGAACGTATGAACATACGGGCCTGCACCAGTTGTCGACACGGCACCAAGCATCGCCGTGAACAACTTGCCCAAACCACGGTTGTACAGTTCGTGCTGAACAGAACCCGAAACGGTGACATCGCCACCGTTCCACTGGTTCGAATTCAGAACACGCTTGCCAGCAATAATGCCCGCCGACTCAAGACGCGCGCGTTCTTGCATCAATGATTCGCTGACAAGTGGAACGAACGCAGTCACCGTAACGGGAGTACCGACGGTGCTTTCAAGTGCGTATCCAATTTGAGCGTCAAGTCCACCTACGGCCATTTCAGTTCACCTCTGCTTTTGCAGTTTCTTCTGTTTTTGATTCTGATTGTTTGCGTTGTTCTGCGGCGATTTTCCATCCCTGTTCTTTGAGAGATTCTGCGATCTCTTCCGGAACAGAGATTGATTCGCCATCTGCGACAACCTGTTGGGTTGCTGCTAGATACAAATCAATGCCGGTTGTGTTTGTTACTTTCGGCACTATGCCTCCTAGAGAAGCCTTGAACTGACCTGAATTTTGAGTTCTGCGTATGCGACTGCGCCTTCGGGAAACATCGCACTTGACATCCGTTCAGAAGTTATCTCTGCGGATAGAACGCCATCAAGACCATCAAGCGAAGTGTCATCTGCGAGGATGTTTTCGACAATTGCTACAAGCGCAAAGATCCGGTCCATTGTGTCTTCGAGGTCATGCAGTCCAACTACCCGAAAGTTGAGCGTGATCTCAAATTCGTCATCACGTTCTTTGCGACCGCCGGTCATAACAGGGATGCGTGTATCTCCAGTTATCTCGTCAATCCATATCAATTCTTTTTGAATGATCCGGTCTCCGGGCCATCCGGGTTGCACAGATACAGCGGTGTCGTCAATTGCTGGATCTGCGTCAATCAGTTCAACAATCTTTTTGCACGCTTCCCACCGGATACTTGTGGTTGCCATCAGCCGATACCCGGAGGCGCATAGTTTGCGGCGGAGTTGAGAAGACGATCAATTTCAAGGAAGCCGGTTGGACGTTTGCCTTGCCAAGATGGTGTCGAATAACGGGTCATTGATCCATCAAACGATTGAGCGATTACGTCACGGCTTTGTCCAGATCGGTCTGCGAAGGCAACCGCTCGGCAGTATTCTGCGCAAGCACGCAGCAGGATCTCTGGCGGGGTGGTGAAGCCATGGGTGTAGGTGACAAGAACGGTTCCTGCTCCGTACCACACAGGACCGTAAATGACTCCGGTCTCATTCTCTGTCTTCAGATCCGTTAGGACTCCTGCGACGCCGTCGACACTGAACGCAGATACTGATCTGACCCGGGGATGCTCAAGTTTGATCTCGTTGTTCGGTTGCAGAAATTTCTCGTCAGTAACCGTGCGAGGTAGGAACGCAACACCGAGATAACGCTCAGCAATTTCTTCAAACTCTAAAACCAGATTGTTAATTTCAGAATCTGAATATTGATTGCTGTTATGGAGTTGCGGAATGCGAGAACGAACCTGAGCAGCCGTCAGATATGGCACTGTTAGCCCTTATCTACCGGTGAACGCTTCTGACGTGTCTTGGCAACCGATGCAGTTTCTTGAACTGGATCTGCAGAAGCAGTTTCGATCGGTTGAGAAACCTTCGATGGTTTGTCAACACGTTCTGCGTACTTGTTTGCAATGAGATCTTCCGCAACATGGTCTGGAAGATCTAGTTCTTCGCCACGTCCGGGCCATTCTTTGCCGTCAATCGTCCCGCTGATGTCAATTACTTGTCTGATTCGCATTGTTCTCCTTAGTGGGTGATGCGGGTGGACCGGGAAAGGGGGACCAGTCCACCCGCATCGAACTTGGGGTTAGCAAGAATTAACTTGCGCCACCCGCAAAGTGCTTCACAGCACCGGTCTGGTCAATAAGAAGACCATCGGTACGGAGGGTCACACGGAACGTGCGAACGCTGTAGTCGAATGCAAAATCATCCGAAACAGCGACATCGATGCCGTTAACTTCACGAACGAAGTACGACGGGATGTGACCGAACAACACTGACTTAGCCGAAAGTGCCGGCGACGCCATCGAATCGTTCATGAACACTGGGAAACCGAGAAGCGTGTCGACCTCTCCGTTGAGACCCGGTGCGAACAGGTACTGGTTCGTGGTGTCCTTCAACTTACGAGCAGCAGCCATGGCGGTGTTGTTCATCATGAAGCCCACGCCCGGTTGTGAGGTGTAAGCAGCACCAACGGAGTAGCGAAGGTCAATCAAATTATCGGCGGTGAATGCACCAGTCGTACCGGTTGCGCCAGTGACGCCAGCGGTGGAGGAGGTGACGATGCCGACTGGGTTGGTTCCACCGGTTGCACCCGTGGTCATGTGACCGCGAGTTGCGACACCGATTGCCGTACCAGCCTGACGTGCGAGGAAGCCCGCAACATCAACAGAGGCATCAGCAGCAAGTTCGTTCGACAACTGAACAAGAACGACGTACTTGTACGCACCAAGTGCACGGGTAGCAAGCGTCGGGTCCGAAGGAGAAGCCTGAGAAGCCTCGCCAACAATCGATGCAGTTGAGAACGCCGTGCTGGTCGGGACGTTAAGCGTCTCGCCACTTGAGGTGGTCACAACAGTCGCACGCTCACGAACAACGTTGGTCATCACAAGATGCTCAACAATGCGGTCGTAAACGGAGGTAGGAACCGCACCGCCCGAGGACGACTTGGTGATTGCACGCTTTTCAAAACGTGCGCTACGGATCTCTCCGTTGACAAGCGAACGGACGGTGTCGGAGTCAGAGGTCTCTTCAACCTGATCCGGCACGCCACCGAGGTTGACCGGAACGCCAAGGGCTTCACGGGAAGCCTCGATGTCACGGGCACGCTGTTCAGCGGAGATGATGGTCTTGATTCGTGCATCGATGCCGTCAATGTCGGCGTTGATGCGGTCAAACTGTTCGGCTTCTTCTGCCGAAAGATCGCGATTTTCAGCCGACGCGCCATCAAGCAGATTCTTAGCCTGCTCCCAAGCACGAGCACGCTGCTCGCTCATGTTATTCACATGCTCACTCATGTGAGACTCCTTGTTTTGTAGGGGTTGGGATGCAGGTGATATTCCCGGTGGTTGCATTTGCTCCGAGCGGTATATCGGGCTGCGCTCAGCGTTTCTTGCTGAGTAGTTCAAGTTTGCGCTTTACAAGTTCTGACTGATCAGAAGTTTGTTCTTCGCTACTTGATTCGTCGGCACTTCGGACTGAAGCACCTTCGGTTGCGGGGTATGCGGGGAATCCGCTTACCACTGAGACCTCGTGGAGAATGATCTCCCTAAGTTCACGGTTCGTGCCATCTGAACTCCAGACATCGCCATTCCTCGGAAGGGAGAAACCGAAACTCATAGAGTGCACATCACCACGTTGCATAAGTACTGAAAGATCCCTGCCATACGAAGTGTCTGGCAAGTCCGCTTCAACATAGAGGCCGTTTGAATCTTCAGTCAATGACAGAGTGCCTGACTTAGTACTTGCAAGAACTTGATCTGTGTTGTGGTTCATGAACATACGAATCTCGCGACCCGACTTCAAAGAACGGTTAAACGCACCGGGTGCAATCGTTTCCCGGAACGGAAGCGGTTCAGAAGGTGCGTTGAACACGGCTGCGTAACCGGCGAAACGCATAGGCATCCCACTGTCCTCACCGTCAAGCGCGCGCAGGCTCAGAGTGCCTACTTCTACTGTTCGGAACTCAACGTCACGTCCGTTGATGCGTCGGCTTTCGGCTTGCATTGCTCCGTATCGGATTGATGCGGTGCCCGGTTCTTCCGGTTCTTCCATATCCATTTCCGGTTCTTCCATATCCATTTCCGGATCGATCTCTTGTTCTGGGTTTGCAACTAGTTCGTTTGGAACAATCCAGAATTTGCAAGCGGCGTTGGGATCAATGTCGCCGTCTACAAGTTCGCAAGCCCGGGGCCCTTCATAGAACACGCAGTTAGAACACTTGATGCCCTCGGCTGCGAAGACGTTTGAATCAGGTTCGATGTAATGCGCTCCACGATCAGAGATGCCTTTATCGAACTTGCCGAACAGTTCAACAATGTCTTCAAGTTCTTCGTAGAGTTTGATTTGAACCGGTGTGATGGCATAG